AGGGTCTGATATGATGGTTCTAAAAGCAACTACTGTCATTATACAGGAATCCTATATAGATCTAAAATTCTTTTAATATGGGGAGGAAAGTTAGAACTCAAAGCCCTATCTTGTACGTTTTCACCTTGGAAAGTAAATCCTTGTGATTCTTGACGATCTTTATGTAACATCTTAGCATAATCTAAAGTAGCTAAAGACAAATCATAAGGAACTTCTCCAGACTCGTATCCAGATCTATAATATACTTTAACCCCTCTAGGAAAGTTTTTAAAAGCACGAGCGCCGACTAAAGATAAGTCATAAAAACCAGTATTTTCTCCAACATTTCTAGTAATTTCACCTGTGACAGGATAAAATACAAACTGTTCTACAGTAGCATGTTCATCTGAAAATTGTTGAGTATTATTTGGACCATCAAAATGCATTAATAGAACTGTATCATCGTCTGTAGAATGTTGATATGTAGGAGGTGTAAAATCGTCTGTATGTCTAGCAGCAAGAGAGATTCTTAATTCATCTATGAAACCATTATAATAACTATAGGAACTAGTTACATTCTGTCTTCCTATTTCTAGAGGACCATTGATATCAGGCATAACATTCGCAGTTGTTTGGGTTCCAAGCTCTATACCATCTCTATAAATTTTAAAAGTAGATCCGTTTCTTGCTATTTCAACATGATGAAAAGAGTTAGATACATAACCAGTATTATTAGCATGTGTTACATTTGCTACTTCTACACCACTAGATAGTGCTCTGAAAGTATAACCATTAGTAGTATTATAGCCTAGTGACCAGAGATTATTTGAATCTCCTACTTGAGATATAAAAGTTGTATTAGAACTATATGAATTAGCTCTAACTTGTAAATCAATAGTAAAAGGGGAATCTCCAAAGTACCAATCATCGGAATCTCCAGCAGATAGATAGTCTGTACTACCATTAAATAGTGCGGAAGAATCTCCAAACTTTTTAAATCTTGTTTTTAGTGTAGGGCTTCCATAAGTAGTTAATACTGCATTACCAGTTTCTACCCTAGTTACAGAAGATCCATCAGTTTGCGGATTAGAAAGTCTTCTATAAGCATAACCATCATATTCAGTTAGTGTATATACTTTTTGTAGAGGTAGTCTATTTACAAATACAGATGCCCGACCACCATCAAAAGTTTCAGAATAGTTATTAGCTAAAACCTCAAATCCAATATAGTTCTCTACAACAGCACAAGCATAAGATATGAGATTGCTTAATCTAGCATCTTCATTAGAGCTTGTTATGCTTAGGTAATTTTTTACTTGATTTAATGTAACATATGGGTATTTACCGTAGCTAGCCATTAATACAATCCCCTATTATTTAGTTATCACCTTTACTTGCTTTGGTGTATCAACTTCTTTCTCTACTTCTGTCTCTGTAATAACTTTTTGAACTATTACAGGCTTAATTTTAGGTTTAGAAGCTTCTTTAGCAGCTTTCCATTCAATGATAAAAGCATCTACTTGAGGTATGCCATTTCCTAATCTCATTAAAATTCTACGTGCTTCGTCTTCATCATTTAAATGTATAATTTCTTTTAACATAATATTACTCTTCTTTCTATAGTAGAAAAGGGGAGGCAGGCTAACCTACCTCCCCCATCTATTTTAATTAGTGACTCACCTAATATTAGGCTAGTGTTCTAATTGTTGAAGCATATGCATATGTAGTTGATACGTTTGCACCGCTACCGACAGTTGAGAGAGCCTTAAAGTCAAAACGAGTTGACATGTACATGGCAGTTACCTGCTGGCGTGGCTCGTACTCACTCTCGATCTCAATACCACGACGCTCAGCAATCATAAAGCCAGGCTTATAGACTAGAGCACCAATGCTGTTTGAGTTTGAACCAACGTTATCTAGGAACTCAGTGATTACCACTGGGATACCATAAACAGCGCCTACTGAACCTGTTAGGTAAGTAGCATTTGGTCCGAACTTATCAACAGTACGGAAATCAGAAGTTGTTACAAGCTCGTTATAACCTTCGATTGTAGTTAGGTATACTAGGTGATCACCTAGCTGTAGACCATACTTACCCATTTTAGCACGGGCTGAAGCAATGTTTGCGGCAGAAGCCTTAGTAGTTGCGTCAGCAGTACGTACTGTTAGACCATCAGTTGCAACCTGGTTTGTCATCTGGATAATACCCTTAACGACAGAGGCGTAGGTTGAAGTAGTAGCTGGCTGTGCAGTGAAACCAGTTAGTGCTCCAGTACCACGTAGAATTGCTTTATCAATTGAACGTGATAGACGACGAGTAGCAGCACGACGTAGGAAGTCGATTAGAGGAAGAATTGTATCCTCTTCTTCGTCCTTAGCTAGATGAGTTGTTACCATGAACTTATGTGGTGTGAAATCTACTGATGAGATTGCATGCTGGTTTGAAGTTGGGATATTAGTTAGATCACCAATACCAGTTGCATAAGTACCAGAAGCAAACTGTGCTACATAGTCATCAGTATCTTCGTTTGCTACTGGGACACGGAATGTCTTAGCATCAACCTGAATACGATCAAACATAGGAGCAATTACTAGCTGCTGTTCCATCTCTTCATAAATGTTAGTTGAGAAGTTCTGTAGGAACTGATCAACTGAGGTAATAGCCTTAATCTGATTACCAAGTTTTGTATCGAATGGGTCACGACGTCCCATAGCCTTAGATAGTAGGAAGGCGTTTGCCATCTGCTTCTCTGTGAAGCGTGAAGTATTACGGCTCTGCTCCTGATATACATTCTTGCTTTCAGCAATAGCCTTAATCTCATTCTTATACTTTGAAATCTGTGACTTAAGTTCTTCTAGCTCTTCACGAGTCTGGCGAGAAACCTCACCTCTACGATCAACTTCGTCAGCTTCTTTCATTACAGTCTCACCAGCCTTCTGGACTAGTCTTTCTGCTCTATTTTCGCCAACTACTACTGAGACGTCAGACTTTTCTACCACTGTTTCAGTTGTAGTAGCCTTCTTTTCAGTCTCTAGTACAATTGGTTCACCAATATTTTCGGTTGCCATTGTTTCTTTCTCCTTTATAGTCTTAGTAGTCTTATGACCGTTTACTAATAAAGCTAGATTCTTATAAGTCTCTTCGCCGTTTTCGCAGTCAATACTCTTAAGCTTTTCAATATTTTTAAGCATTATATTTGCTATATGATAATTAGTGTCATTCCATTCTGATGATGGTGTAGTTTTTAGATTAAGTGTTTTATTAAGCTTTTCTTGTAAAAGTTCACTATTTTTAACAGTATCTTTATCTTTTACTGCATAAAGCTCTTGTTCTGTTGTATTTACTAATTTTTTAAAACGCTCTCTAATATCTGAACGCTCGGAATCTGTTAAACTTTTAAAATCAGTCGAGGTCAACTCAAGATCATACTGTGATCCAATATCCCAAAAATTAGCTACTGATAAATTCTCAGCAGAAATTGTAACTGTATTATCTAATGATTTACCATTTAAGTCAACTTCTAAAAATTGAAAAATAGGGTTTTGGGCAGTAGCAATTTTTGTTACTTGGTACCTTTTTCCATCGTATTTAGTATATGCTCCATTTTTAATTTGGGCAGTTTCAGCACTTAAAAGATTAATAAAAGGGATTAGCTCATAAGGATTACTTGAAACTGAGCTTTCTTCTTCTGAATCTTCTTCAGAATCATCTTTTAAACTAACTTCTTTAATTATATCATCTTCATTTATTTCTTTTGTTTTAGCCATAATATTCTCCTCTGTTTCAGAATATAAAACAACTGAAGAATAATTAGGATTTCTAGTAGCGGCAATTTCACTTGGTGACATTGGACGCTCATCTTCATCATCCTCAGCTTCTTGTGAACCATTAGTAGCACCTGGCTGAACTAAGAATACTATCTCATGACTATGCCCTTGGTTAGGTTCCATTCTATAATTTGTAATTTTATGGTAGTGGTCTTGTCCGTGTGAAGCATAAGTAGTCACTCCATTACCACTAGAATCCATTTCAATAGTATGATAGTGATCACACATTTCATTAGTAATTCCTACATATATACCAGACATAGATTTAATCTCATCTGCACTAGCTTCTTTTAAACTCTTTTTAAATTGATCATATTCAATATTAGATTCAAAACTTTTTCTAACACTGAATAAACTTTCCTGATTACAAGGAACACTTACTACACTAATTTCATGTAGCTCAACATCTGTGATCATAGTAGTATCACTAGCTCTATCATAACGACCATCTTTAACTTTAAAACCTACAGAAAAACTTTTTAAAGCCCCATCTTCAATTAAAGTCTGAACTCCGTGTAATTTCTCAGCAGCGTCACTAACATAAGCTTCTACGAAAATACCTTTACGGTCTACTGAAATTTTTTCAACACGACCGATTGGTTTACTATGATCATGTTGATATAAAAGAACAGGGTTTTTACGATAATAGTCTACACCTTTAGCCCAAGCTTGAGCAGTTACTATATCACCAGCACGATCTTTATCTGTGGTATTAGCATATCCTGCAATTTTTAAACCTTTTTTCTTACCCTTAGCAGACTTTTCTACTGTTAAAGGACTATAAACATGAAATATTTTATCCATTTTGTGTATCCTCTGGTGTACTAGTTTGAGCTCCCTCAGAAGGTCTTCCTCCTTGTGAGGAATCTACAGCACTACCCGTTATATTTTGCGGTATTCTAATATCACTATGACCTTCTAGAGGACCAAGTCTTAAACCTTCTCTAGCTTCATTAGGGGTTATTATACCTGTATTAACTAATGTACTATAATATAGAGCTTGAACTCTTTCATCCGCACGTAGTGACGAAACAGCTGTTCTATCTGGTCTAATAATCATATCTGGTCCAAAGAAATGAGCAAAGGAGCTACAAAACTGATCAAGTATAGGCATAATGGTATGGTTATAAAATAATACTTGATTAGCGTGGATGTTAGCATTATTACCACTCTTTAGAAGAACATAAGGAACTCCTAATGCTTTAGCAATATCTTGTTGAACACGCTCGACCGATGCTTCAAAATCTAATTCAGAAAATTTAATCTGACCGAAAGGACTAATTTGTAAACCACCATCTAAGATAGCAGGAGATCTAGCCCCTCCAAAAATAGTAGAATAATTTTGTCTCCACTGCTCTAATACGCGTTCTTTAACTTTAGGACTCAATACAGAATCGGTTTGTAATACAATACCTGGAACACCGTTATTTTTAAAGAATTGACGTTGAAAATTAATTAGATAGTAGTATAGCTCTATTAAACGCTTAATAGACTTAAGTCTAGGAGCACCTCTATATATACTATCTTCATTATCAGCTTTTATATGAATAATTTCGTCAGGCTCAAATTTTAAATGAGTGTCTTGACGAGTAGTTTGTCTATTATAATTATAAACAGAAGATTGTTGTATATTTCTAATTAAGA